AGCAAATACTCTACAATACTCTGTTCCAACTTCTTGTCCAATCGCCCCAACGTAAGTTAATACTCTTGAACCCTTTGTCATTTCTTTGTATCCATCATTGAATACTTTACTGACTTGGTCCATTGCATTACCAACGTGTTGTAAACGTTTACCACCTTGTGGTTGGCTATCAATAATCCTTTGTGTCTTATCAAGGATAGAACCTTCTTTAAACGTTCTCTCAGTAGACTCAGTTGAGTTGTATGATGATGGTTTAAAGTCAGAGTCATCTCTAATGATTTCACCACCAATCCCAACTTTCTTACCAGCATTACCTTTGTATTTTGGAGATACCCAAGTGAATCCACCTTCAATACCACCACCATTACTATATGTCGGACCATTAGCACCAAGTCTAATCTCTTTACTTGGACCTTCATACAACTGAGCTAACTCAGATGGTCCATATACAGGGTCTTGTTGTTCATTACCAAAGGCATCATTTGGTAATGCACCTGATGGTGAAAATACTCTTGATGGGTCTGACGTAGTTGACCCAACATAAAAATTAGAATTATTTGTGTTAGTCCCAACAATCGCACCACCCAATCTATCTAATAGAGTTCTATCGTAGTTTGGTTTAAATTTATTAAAGTTAAGATTTTTAAATAAAATAGATTTTTGACCTTGGCCCGTATTTTCGTAAAATATTTGTGTACCTGTCTTACTAGCACCTAATAAATTACTAATAAATTTTCCTCCAACCGCAAGTGGGTTTGCCAACAATGATTGTTGTATTGTTGTTGGTTGTGGTGGATTAATACTTTGGTCAAAATAAGAACCAGGAATTGTTGAGAACGGTAAAGTACTTCCCCCTAATCTAAGAGCAAAGTCGGCAGCGGCACCTAATGGGTTTGACGGTACCGTAATGTTATAATTTGGTTCAATTAAAGGAACTCGACCTGTTAAAATATTAACAAGGTTTGTACCACTATTAACATTTAATATGTTGGCACGACCAAGAGTTTGTCTTAATAACTCTCGACCAATACGGTCTTGAAACTCTTTCTTTAAAGTTTTTGCTCCCAATCGAGCTATAAAGGAGTCATCACTTAATAAACCATCACTACCCTGTGGGTCGGGATTTAATAAGATTGAAACAGGTCTATACGATGAAGGTACAAATGTAAAGTAAGGTTGACCGTTTGGTAGTCTATCTTGGTCAGGTCTAACAGTTTCTAAACTAATAACAGCTTCACCAGCATCAAAGTTGTTTGGGCTTGAATAAGCATTTAATGGTCTCCATTTTTGAGTTGCCGCAAATCCTGTGTTAACAATATAAGCATCCTGTTGACCAGGTCCATATTCACCTTGATTTGAAATAACATTTAAATTACCTGTAAGGTCGGGTGCTTGGTAGTATCCCCCTTGATTTCCCCACTTGTTAAGTGGATAAAATTGTGAATTGGCGATGTATGGAGTATCGATTAGATAATCAGGACTATCAACAGGTGTTAAATCTCTTTGTACTACCTCAAAAGTTATTGGCGGGGTCGCAGGACTAGGTGATTTAGCATATGGTACTAAATTTCGGACAATTAGTTTTTTTCTAAAAACCTCGGTACTTATATAATCTAACGGACTACCCATTTATACGTTTCTTAATAAATAGGTTAATTTGTATTTTTTATTCTTCAATCTAATGTTTTATTATCGTCCGTAGGATACAACACCAGACCCTTTGTTTTCTGAAGAATTTTTCTTTGTAAGGTTGGCAATATATTGTTTAAACTCTTCACTATTAAACGCTGCGTTTAATTGTTGTTGGTTAAGTGTTGTACCTGGAGGTAAATCAAATTTAAACGTTATAGTACCTCCAACATCAACTTTATTTGTTGATGTTCCACTGTTTGTTGATGTACCAGCACCTGTTTTTTCGGTAGGACTTTGACTTTTTCTACCTATAATATCGGCATACGATAACGATTTTTCCTCTTCAGCTTTCTTTTTAAGGTGTTCTGTTGCGGTTACTGGTTTACCTGTAGCACTTAAAATTTCTTGACTTAAACTTCTAAATTCTTTTTCAATGCCACTATTTCCCGTAACTTTTTTACTTGATTCTGCAATGATATTTTTAAATGCGTTCATTCCTTTTTCACCTAAACTATTTGCATCTTTTAGAATAGTATCCTCAAGTGATGCTAATTTTTTAGCAAAATCGTCAGCACTTATTTTATTTGCATCTTTAGCCATAAATAACGCACTCATTTTTTCAATTGCGTTATTAACGTTGTCTATAATTACAGCACTTTCAGGTACCGCTTTGTCAACAGAACCACTAACAGCTCGACTAATTCTATCAGCTCCCGTGTAATTACCTCTAACAACCGAAGAACCTGCAACACCAAACGTACCTTTTGCAACATTACTTGAGAGAGTCCTATCAATGTTCTCTACAACATTTAATTGAGTCTTTTGAATATCTTCTAAAGTTGATTTCTCTTGTTGTTTTCTTAAGGCGATAAGTTGTTCATTTGTTAATTCACCTAATTTAATTCTGTCAATTTCACCAGTCTTGTCATTCTTAAGTTGTACTGTGTACTCACCACTTTTATCCATAGTGGCCATATTGGCAATAAGTTTCTTATCTTCTTCATCTTCAAAATCAAGTGATGGACTAATAGCAGAAAGTCTTCTATCTAAGTCTGCCGCGGCAAGACCCATTTTACTCATTTCCGCAGCACTAACACCAGTTTGTTTTTCCATTTCTCTAAGTGTTAAAACACCTTGAGGATTTATTTTAAATGTTTTTGTTTTTTCATCAAATTCTGTAAACTGTTTTGCAACTTCAGATAAACTAGTTTGTAAACCCGATGGGTCATTAATTGATTGATTCATTAAAGCGAATGGGTCCGCCAAATTTCCTGCAGAAACACCTAATCTTTGAAAGGCTCCAGCAACTTCTATAGCCCCATCAGGGTCTAAAACCCTATCCGCTAAAGTAAAGGTTTGTTGCATATCAAACCTTAACATCGATGCTTGTGCCGCCATCTTTGCTAAACCTTTCACACCGCCTTCAAATTGGAATCGGTTCATTTGTGACATGCTACCAGTCACATCTTCCATAACCTCACGAGCATTTAAACCAACACTTTGAATATATTCAATTGAACTTTCTAGGTTTGTACCAATTTGAGATACTTCAATACCAACATTACCAAAAATTTCAACTAGCCCTCCTGCAGTACCACCCAAAATTTCAGTAGCAGCATAAAGTTTACTAACTTGGTCTTCAGTTGCAATAACTTGTCTTCTTGAACCTTCAGCAATTCCTGATATAGTCTTGGAAATATCACCAATATCTCCACCTAAACGAATAATACCCGCGGCTGACTTAGCAGCAGCATCATTCATTTCGTCAAGTCTTACTCTACCCCCAACAAACGCCACATTGAGTTTATCGGCCTCATTAGCCATGTCCTCAATTGACTGTAATATTTTATCTATAGGAGAACCTAAACTGTCAATATTTTTTTTAAGGTTGTCGTACGATTCGTTAAGATTATCTGCCATTACAATTATTTAGTTTCCATATAAATAGAAGAAGGACTAATTTTTTAGTCCTTCTTTTTATCTTCAATCCATTTATCCAATAAATATTTTCTTACAAACAACGGCATTCTTTCAAAATCTTGATAAGAAATATTCATTAATGTTGTCAGATAGTAAAATTCGTCTATCTGTATCTTTCTATAATCAGAAGAAAGGGCGAAAAAAGTCAGCCCCAAACCCAACATTCACTGTTAGTTTTTCTCCTGACGGGGCTGTAATTGTTTTGGTCATATCCAATCTTGGTTCATTTTCATTCATAAAGTTTCTTACGAATTTTGAGTCAGAGATTGGCATTGACTCAACAAATTTTGCAATCATAGCTTTGTCAGTTGAACCATCAACTTCAATAATTTCTTTTTGCATTCTCCAAGTAATTTTTGGAACAACTCTTCCTTGTGGGTATGTTTCAGCCATTTTACCAATCTCCATAATTTCACCATAACTTAATGGTTTTAATTTAATTGATGATTGAGATTTTGGTAATAAAATAGTAAATGAACCATCTTCACTTGGTTGTTGTCCATTAATAATAGTTAGTTGGTCTAACGATACGGTACTTTTAAATGGTTTTTTAGTTACAGGGTCTGTAACATTTAATACCATTTCAGGACCAAATCCAGTATTTCTTAAAAATATTAAAATTGCTTCAACATCACCCTCAATTAAATCTTCAACCTTAACATCTGGTTCATAAATTTTTGCTCTCAATAAAGTCATAGTTAAATCAGCGGCACCACCCATCAAAATGTTTTCATCTGATGCGGTAAGATAACCAACTTTAATTGATTTCTTTTTGTTTTTATAAAAAATACCTTGTGATGGTAATTGTACCACATCGTGTGGTAGTGTGAAATTGTCTTGACCGTGGTCTCTTGATTGATTGTCCATATATAAAAATAACCGTAAAGTTTATTTGCTTTACGGTTAAATATAAGTGAGTATAATTTTATGTAAAGTGAATTAGTAAACTAACACACATCTATCCATTCTCAAAGAAGCTGTAATATCCGCTAACGCATCTTGACTATAAGATAATGTTCCGAAGTTTACATCAGTTAAGAATGTTCCATAAAGAATCCATTTCTCAACAACAACTCCTGTTGGGTCCAACATCTCAAGGTCGATGTCTTTTTTGTAACCCGCAGCATAACCCATACGACCTGTCACCGATTCAGCGTGTAAACGAACCCACTCCATAAGAGCCTGAGCCGCTGACGGTCCAATAGGGTCACGGAACTTAACACTGATTGGGTCCCAGTTAAATCTACCAGCTACAAATGTAGAGGTGTTTAGAAATTGTATTTCAGTTGAATTAATCTTAATAGATGGTCTTGCAGCACTTTCAACAAACCATTCGTTGATACCCAAACTTGACGGAAACCTTAAAATAAAACGGTTCTGGCGTTTTGGTTCGTAAGGTATCGGCATTTTCATTAATAAATCAGCCATGTTATTTTATTTTTTTTGTTTTTTTTTTGTTGTTTATATCCTATAAATATAGTCTTGTTAAAAAATTTTTCTCTTTACTTTTATTTTGTCGAGATTATTATCTACTTATATTCCTTTTTAATGCCTCCAGCAGTAGAATAAGTCTTAACTATATTATCTGGTTTATCTTTAAAATATTTATTCATTACTTCTACATTTCTAATATCATCATCTGAAAATCCAATACTAGGTTGCTCTGGAACAAAGTTATTAGATACATCATTTTTAATAAAGGCATTCTTATTTAACTTTTTTGCTATTTTCTTAATATAAGAAACAAACTCTTCCATCGCACGAACTTTTGCTTCTTCAGGGTTGGCAGCACCTTCTTCATCATCAAAAGACACTGGGTGATATTTGTTAAGGTCCAAATACGATTTGATTAATTCATCGTCCGTCATATCTTCCTCGTCAAAAAACGACCTGTATTTTTTAAGGTTCTTAACGAGTTGGTCTTTATCTATACCATGAAACCCGTCAATAATATAATTGTAAACGGCTTGTTTTAAAGTGTTGGGGTTGTGACCTCTCGCAGTAATAATTGAAAATATTGACCCGTTATTAATTGCTTCTCTAAAATCATTAAATGCCGGTCCAAGTTTTGCTCTCATAGCATCAACCAAAAAATCTTTGTCACCTGCGGTTCTAAAGTTTCTATATGGTTCTTCAGAAAATCCAACAATGGTATCACCATTATAATCAAAATCTTCTTTTCCAATTTTACTTCTGTATTCCGCAAAATCATCTGTACTCATACCAACTTCATCACCATCTTCAGTTTTTAACATTATCTTTGTTGGCATATGAACAATGTTATCATCCCAATCAAACGCATAATATTTCATATCTGGTGTTCCCTCAGCCTTAAATCCCTCTCTAAGTTGTCTTTTCATACTTGGCAAATAAAGGGGGTACTAATTGTACCCCCGTTATGTTTATTAAATATTTTCAAACGAAGCTCCTGTTGGAGTAATAAAGAATTCGATATCGATGAATTCTAATGCCTTCGTAGGTTTTAAGTAAATTTTACCTGTTAATGTGTTTCTATCTAAGTCTTCAGGTGAAGATGAAACAGTTACACGGAAATCGTATAAACCTCTATCTCTTCTGATTGAATCCAAGATAGGGTTAACACTATCCAAGAATTGTTGTCTAACGATTTGGTCGTTTTGTTCAAACAATAATCTTACCGCTACTGCTGAAATCAACTTACGAGCTTGAAGTAATAATCTTCTTACGTTCAATCTATTAAGTGCTGTGTCAGCAACTTGTAAAGTTTTGTTACCCCAAATTACAGTTCCAACATCAGAGAAAGTTGCGATAGGGTTAATTCTACCTTGATACAACGTATCTCTATCTGTTTGTGTAAGTTTTTGTCTAGCTTTGATTGAGTTTACAAGACCTCTTGTGTAACCCGCAGATGCGAACCAAGGGAATGAAATGTTATCAGTCAATGCTAAGTTTCTACAAACCTCACCTGTTGGTGGTAAGTAAATTTGTGTATTGTTTACAGTATCTCTTGTTAAAATCCAAGGGTAGTAAGTTGCAGTGTAGTTAGAATCAATTCCCGTATTATCCAAGTTGTCAACCGCTTCTTGTGAATAAATAATATCCAAAGAACTTGTTGAATCTGGTGTATACATTTGGTAGTCAGGAGTTGTACAGATATAAACTGAGTCAGCTCTTGAGTATTGAATCATGTCGATTGCTTCTTCTACAAGATTTGAGTTATTAACATAATCAATACTTGCACTTGCAAATACGTTAATGTTAGTCGCTTCAGGGTTTGCAAATGTTAAGATACCAAGTAAGTAAGCGTAGTAGTCAGTATTCGCAAAATCTTGAGTGTTATTTTGAACAATGATTCTCTTGAACAATCCATCACCAGTTGCTGTTGGATATCTTGAAGATGGTGCAGTACCTGCCAAATAACCCGACGCTCCTAATTGGAATCTGTCTTGGTTAGTTCTCCATTCTCTGTAAATGTCCCATCCGTCAAATCCACCCGCGAAACATACTGTGTATTTTCTTGAGTATATAAAGTAATATGGATTTTCTTGTGTTACTGGGTCTGCTCTAAATTCCGCAACACCACATTCAAACGCTGTTTGACCACTTGTCATTGAAGTGTTAGCAATTGTAACAACAGTTGCTCCCGAATCCATGTGGAAACCTTTACTCAAGTAATTCCATTTGAACGAGTCAGTTGCTAATGCCCAATTTGATTGTGGGTTTTGTTTTCCTTTATAAGTTAAGAATGATTCATCAATTCCATATTGTGTTGAAAAACCTAAATAAGTTCTTCTTACAATATCACCAGGAGATTCCACAGTATTTGAACCACCAACAGGTGTTCCAAAAGGTGGGTTAGCAATAACTTCTCCAGGATAATCATATTTTGTTTTAAATTTAGGATATGGTGATGAATAAATTGCAGCGTCTTCATATTCTCTTTGTGTGTAACCGTAGAAACCACAAGGTAATGCGTCGATTGGATATTCATTAGCCATTTCAACCATGATATATTTTGAAATCAACGCAAACTCACCATTAGATGAACCGATTTTTTTCGCAACAAAGTTATTTGAACCTGGGTCCATTGTACAATTTGTGAATTTTTCAATTACAACAGGGTTTGCATCAGTATCAAAGAAATTTCTAACAAAAATATCAAACGACATATTGTTATATGATAAGTTTGCAATTGAAACTTTAATTTCAGTGTTTGCGGAATCTCCATCAGAAATTGATATAAACTTAAATAAGTCATATACTTTATTACCTCTTAATTCAGAAACTAAATAAGGTGTTTCAGGTGATTGGTATTTTTCTAAATTCCAAGCGATTGATTGACTTGACTGACTTCTAGCACTAGGTAGAGCAATTAAATCACAATTTAATCCACGAATATATCCTTGACTATAAGCGTAATTTAAACTTCCTTGATAAATTTCTTCAACATAAATTGGAACTTGGAATCTTGATTTTCCAAAGTTATCAACTCCCAATACTTTTGTAATGTATTTTGCAGAAGAAGCCAATAATGAAGTTTCTAATGAGAATGTATTATTATCTTTAGTTACACCAGATAACAAGAATGTTCCATATGGTGTGTCAGTTATACCTGAATATTGTCCAGTACAAATTAATTGTAAATTATTTGGAACCCAAGCATTGTCGTTAGCGTAATCAATACCAACTTCGTAAACAGGTCCGTGGTCAATACTACTAGAACTATTAACATATTCTGAAATACCTCTTGAACGAAGAGTACCAACAACCATATTATTGAAATCTGTGTAAGCAGTACCTGTGAATGAATATGATTCACCCGTAATTGTACCTGTGAAAATACCAGTTCCTCCTGATACCAAATTAGTAACTGCGTAGTAGAATGAATAACCTGTATAATTATTTCCTGAAGAAATATCAAAGTTAGCATAATACCAAGGGTCATTTGAAGAAGCCGATAAATCGTTAAGTTCAAAATCATTAATACAATTATACGGATTTTGAACAACTGGGTATAAGTTAATTAATGGAGTGTAATCATCATCAGGAATTGAACCATAAACAACAGATGTTGTCGCTGAAAGAGATGGATTATCAATTATATCACCCAAATAAACATTAAAGTCGTCTTGTATTGTAGACGTTGAACCGTCTTGTAATCTGTATTGAACATTTAAATTTGCCTGAACTTGTGCAGGTAATGCTCCACTAACAAACGTAACAGTGTTTCCTGTTGACGTACCTGTAAATGTTGCGGTAAACGTTGTTGCGTTTGACGGTACACCAATTGTTGTTGGGTCAACATTGGCAATTAATGAAAGACTCCAAGACGGACCCGCATCATAACCCGACAAACCCAATACTCTTGTAACAAACAATTGGTTTGATTGTTGCAAGTATGATTTAGCAATGTATGCCGCCTCATATTTTGGGATTTGAGTGTTATAAAACTTAACGGGTTCGGTTCCACCAAAGTAGGCTTGGAACTCATCGTAATTTGTTATGAATACTGGTTCGAATGCTGGACCTTTTATTGTTTCTCCAACAAGACCTAATGTCGTTACCCCCACACTTTGGGCTACGAATGATAAGTCGGTTTCCGATGTGTAAACGCCTGGTGATACGAATACTTTTTGATTTGCTTGTGCTGTTGCCATTATTAAATTATTCTGTTACAGATTTATTTTATAGATAAATATTCGACTTTTGATGAAAAAACTTTACTTTTGGATAAGTATTTATAAACAGTATGAATAAATACTGCCTTTTTTCTACCTATGAAAATCAAGAAAGAAATAAAGAACATCAAAATATCCCCTGAATCACACGAAATCTTAAAAAAGTACTGTGAGAAACGTGGAATCAAGATTTATAAATTTTTGGAGAATTTAATAATTGAGAAGTGTAAGGAGAAGAAAGATATCTATGGCGAAGATTAAACTAACTTGTTTTCGTATAGTATTGTGGATTCTTGAGTACCGTCATTTTTTGTGACTTCAATCCTTAAAATATCGTTTGTTGTGATTTCAATTATTTGTAAATCACTACCATAATAATCACCATTAATATAAACATCAAACGTATCAACATTATCTGTTGACACCAAATTCATATTAGCAGTAAAATCAATCCTATCGGTTAAAACGGTATTACCCGAAACAAATAAAAATGGCATTCCAAACTCATCAGGATTTTTGGGATATTTGTCTATCCTTTGTTTTCTTGATGAGGTATCAATCTCAACAAGTTGAGTAACTCTCTGAATCGCTGGTTTCACCTCGAATTCTTCTTCATCTATCAAATAACCTAACATAGTAAAATCATAACTTTGAACATAATACTTTCTTGACTCCATATTAAGTTGTGATTCATCAGATACATTATTCATTATAATCGGAACATACTGACCCTTAATAAAAGTATATGCTTGTCTTGATGAAAAAGTTTGCATTACAATTTTATTTAATTGATTCAACTCTCTCATTCTATTACAAATAATTTTAACTTGATAATTAATATCTACAGGAACAGGTTGTGGAATTGTATAAATGTCCATACCTTGTTCGTTTCCGTTCCATGTTGGAACCGAAGCGTAATAAAATTGTTTTCTATTTGGAATTGTATATTGAAGTGAAGGGTTTGTACCATACTTAACTTCAGGAGTTCTAACTACTGTAATAAATGGCGGGGCAGGATTGTAATCCATATCAACAAACTTCCACGTTTCTAAATATTGTGTCCAGTTTTGAGTTGTAATTATAACGTCTAACAATGGAACTATCTTACCTGCGGTAACAACTTCAAGTTCGGTTTTAACAAAATCAAGCATACCTCTATCCAAATCGGCATGTAATACTGACTTAGGTAAATAAGTTCCATCATCTTTAATATATTCTAAAAGTTGTTCTCTTCTTTCAGATAAAACTTTTTTTGGTACCAAAGGTAATGTTGGTTTGACTATGGTTCTTGGTAACGGCATTTATTCTTTTACTACAAATAGTTTATTTTGTGAATTAATCATATCAACTTCTTCGGCTCTATAAACGGGTTCTTCACTTTGTTTATAAACAAATGAATCGTGTCTATAAGGATTGTATGTCACAATCATGTCAGATGGTGGATTTGGAATGTCATCACAAGGATATTCACAATAATCCAACAATCTTCCTATTACAAATGCGTGAACGTTTTTTGATTTTTCAGAACGAACTCGTTCTTTACCACCTTTTCTAACTCTAAATTCAACATCGCCTAACTTAACATAATCAGCGTGCATAATAACTTTACTGTCGTATGTTACGGAAAATGTCTGTTTGTGTAAGTTGTAATATACCATTACCTTCTTACCCAAGAATAAATTATCAAATTGTGATTCTGTAATAACAACTCTCATTATAATCCTCTAAATTCGTTTTCACTTACCCATGTGGCGGTAATAGTTCTATAGAACGGTTTGTATCCACCATAAGTGTGTTTATTGTCAGACCTAACATATCCGTCATCACTAACCGAATAATATCTAACTCGGTCTTCAGTTTCGTAATAACCAATATAATCACCCATCCATATTTCAACATTCATATCTTCAAGTTGTTTTTGATAAACTGAAAATTTTAAATTTCCTGGTTCTTGGATTTCAACTTTGGAATTACCATAGAATTTATTGGTTGGTGCCATAACTTGAACCAATCCTTTTAATTCAACAGGTGCCATGAATTGAATACCGTCTTCCAAGACTTCACCATAAACGTCATCCTTCTTTGTCTTATAACGGTCAATACGATATAACACAATGGTAAAGTTCATATCACCCTCCAACCATTCTTGACCCATACCAATATCAAGGTCAAAATCTTCACCACCAAAGAATTTACCTAATCTCGTTATCGGAACTAATTTTTCCATATATTGATAAATACCTAAACTTTTACTATATTTAAGTAAATTTAGTAATATTAAATGAGTGATGTTAGTTTAGAATCAAAGGCAATGTCCATTCTTGAGTCGTATGAGGGCGGCAATAACTATATCTTGGAATTAAAACGCAAATCACAAGTCAATAGAAAGTTTTATCCAACAAGGAGTCAATCGGAATACATTATCAATTTTCATAACAAACAACCAAAGGTTGCAAAGAAATGGGTAATCCTTGACACATACTTTGCTCAGAAATTGGCTGACGACAAATTGTATACTGAAATCCCACAAAAAGTATGGGTTGAGAAGTTATTGGCAGATAAAGAAAAGGCTTACCACATTTGGGGTAAAGTATTGGATAAAGAAGAATTCCATGATTTTTGGTTGCCAAAGGCTGCAATCATTAAAGACAATTCAGTTAAAGATGTTGTAATTGATTATTCAAAGTATTCTCATCGTCCACCACTTGAGCATCAAAAAGAGGCAGTTCAAAAATTAGTGGAAAATAAAAAGTTTATCCTTGCCGATGATATGGGTCTTGGTAAAACAACTTCAACAATTATTGCAGCGTTAGAGTCAGGTTCAAAGAAAGTATTAATCATTTGTCCCGCAACATTAAAGATTAACTGGAAACGTGAAATTGAAAATTATTCAGATAAATCAATCTACATTGCGGAAAGTAAAAACTTCAGTACCGAAGCCGATTATGTCATTATAAATTACGACATAATTAAAAATTTCCATGACCCTAAAAAGAAAGACGATTCTCAAGTTCTTGCCGCCAAATTTGATTTGGTTATTATCGACGAAGCACACTACATCAAAAATGCTACGGCTCAAAGAACAAAACTAATTAATGATATTATTAAAAATACCGAACGAATTTGGTTGTTAACAGGTACACCAATGACATCAAGACCAATCGATTATTTTAACTTATTAAGTATAATTGATTCACCCGTGGCAAAGAATTGGATGGCATACGCAATCCGTTATTGTTCAGGGTACCAATTTAATGTTGGTGGAAGAAAAGTTTGGAACGTAACGGGGGCTTCTAACCTTGAAGAATTAAGAGACCGAACATTAGGTCTAACATTACGACGATTAAAAGAAAACGTACTTGATTTACCCGACAAGATTATCACTCCTGTGTATTTAAGATTGAAATCAAAGTCATATGAAAATGTCATGGGTGAATATTACGATTGGTACGACAAAAACCCTGACGAATCTAAATCACTCACAGTACAATTTTCAAAATTAACAAAAGTTAGACAAATCATTGCAGATGAAAAAATTGCACAGACTATTGAACTTGCTGAAAACATTATTGAACAAGATAAAAAAGTTATTATTTTTTGTAATTTCACCGATTCCTTAAATAAAATTACAGAACACTTTGGTAAAGCTGCGGTTAAACTTGATGGTTCAATGTCAAAACCCAACAGACAAAACTCCGTTGACCAATTCCAAGATAATCCCAAAGTTAAAGTATTTGTGGGTAACATTAAAGCGGCAGGTGTTGGTATTACATTGACCGCGGCTGAAGCGGTTATTATGAATGACTTATCATTCCTTCCATCAGACCACGCCCAAGCCGAAGACCGAGCTTATCGTTACGGTCAAAAAAATAATGTTTTGGTTTATTATCCAATATTTGAAAATACAATCGAAGGTGTCATCTACGATATCCTAAACAACAAAAAACAAGTCATTGCCACCGTGATGGGTGACAACCAACATCCAGCCGATGCGGCAGAAGAAATCTTACAAAGAATTAACGAACTGCGATATTAACAAACTACGGATTATTTATATATAACGGATAATCCAAAATTATGAAAAGAACAAAAGAGAAAATCCAACAACTAGAGTTACAGATACTTGAAAATCACGTAACCATAGAAAAAGAGTTGTTGATTACAGAAATGAAAAAAATCGGAATAGAGAAACTACCTTATTCCTACTCAGCCCTCAAACAGTTTATTGACCCTG